CAAGTATCATGATTCCCAACTATGGGATGATTGTCACTTAAGCCCTAAACACTGTGTAAACACACTAGTCTCTAGGAGTGAATACATATCTACTCACCTACCTGTTTTCCTACACAGCGAGTGTGAAAGAAGTTAGGCAAAATCTTATTAAACGCAGACATAGAGGATCTCATGATTTTACTATCATGACCTTTCTGTCACGTTGGACCCGGAATTAGTGATTTATCACCTATATCCGGCAAGCCGGACGGCCAAGCGTTAGTAGAATAAGAAATTCAATTTGACCCAAGCATCATTAGAGGTGCATATTTTTCCTCTATATGACGCACAGGATAACTATTACCATTATCTTGTGCAATCTGTAAGTAAGGAGACGCAAGTCTCTTACCAGATGAGCCAGGGTCTGAGAATGCGAAAGCATGTGTACTATCTCTCACGGTACTTATCCGTGAAAAGTACAATATCTTTCGAAATCTCAAATATTGTAGGAAAATCCATTGGTCTGTTCTAGGCTCTAAATCTAGAACTGACCGTGGACTTGATGGTGACAACGCAGCCAGTAACACTGTATTACGTCACCTCTTCGGAAAGAGATTCAGTAATGCTGAAGAACGCAAGCGAAGTTTTCTCTTGCTGCATTCATGCATTATGGCCAGTGTACTCGATACAAGAGTATTTTTGTCAAACCTTAAAAGGGCCAGAGGAAAAGGAGTTAAATCTTCTCCCTGCCTGAACAAGCTTTTAGCAAATTCTGCCGCCCCTCTAACGATATAAGTTTTATCAGGAGAATATTCCATACCTAAGTAGGAAATAAGCTCAAGATAAGTTTCAGCAACACCAAATCCTTTCAAACCTAGGTCATCACCTAGTAAAGCATAAGGTGCATTTCAGAGTTTTCCTTGAAAACCTGATGCTGCAAAAGACATCCTAACAAGATAATGATGCGAGATCGCCATCACTGGCCAGCTCGATAATTCTCCCATAGGTTGTCCTACTCTGTACCTAATACGTTTCAGAGATCCATCTACATCCTTGTAAATGAAATCTCTTCTCGTTGTGACACATCACCATGCTATTGCCTGGAAAGGCGTTAGTATGCGCAGTTCAATGAGTACAAACACTTGGTATAGTGCCGGCATTCGATCGGTTGCGGCGGTTAAATCAATGGATGCTAGTTGAACATTGTTCAAAGACATCTTTCTGATTCACCTACGTGATCTATCTTGATCAAAAGTGCCGTCTTGTTTAAGACGCCTTAAAATAAGGTTACACCTTTGATGCA